AGCTTTTGGTCAAGATGATGCAAGCGCCAACTTTTCTGTGGCTGGTTCGCGTCAGAGCGACAAAATCCCAACTCAGGCTGCACCTACCAGCATGACCATTACGGCAGCTTGGAACCCGTCAGATACCGGCCTGTTGCTGATGCGCGCTGATGCCTATTCTGGCGTCATTGACCGCACCTTTGTTGTTGCTGCTGTTGATGGTTCAAACACCATTGCCTATGCATTTAATGGCCGTGTGAGTCAGTTCCAGATTGATGCCCAGCCTGGCGCTGAAGCAAAATGTATCTTCACTGTTCACCCAAGGGGCAATCAATATGGCTGGTCAAACAACTAAGCGCAGTGAACAGCTAGAAAAAGCAATCCAAGCAATTGTCGCCACTTATGGTGACTTGCACTTGGTCGCTCGATCATGGTCTGTTGATCCAGATGAAGTTGCCGCAGAGCTTGAGACTGCTGGCGATACTTCTGACAGAATCGCATTGCAACTTTTGCAGCAATACAACCCAAAATAAGACATGACCACTACAATACAAAACACAAATGATTTGCTGGGTTTTCTGCAAGCCCAAGCCGGTTTTAAAAAAGACTGGTTTGGGTTTTCAGAACAAAAGCTAACTGCAATTTCATTGGCTCATAAAATTGCAGAGCATCACGCCGATAAGATGACTCCATCTGAGATTGTGGATTTCGTTAAAGAACTTAACAACGAAATTTTCCACAAGATTATTAAAACGAAAGCCTAACATGGGCGGCGTTGTTATCAAACTTGAAGGCATTGGCGCAGTTGATGCGGCATTGCGTGAGCTTGAGGCCGAGTTCGGTTCAAAAACAACGCAAAGCAAAGTTTTGATTCCATCGGTTCGGGAAGCATTAAAGCCTGTTCTTTCCGCTGCCATTGCCAACGCTCCAAAAGACACTGGTGGCTTGGCGCTGTCTTTGCAAATTGAAGCGCGGAGGCCCAACAATCGAGATCGGCGCAGCAAGTACATCACCCAAACAGATACTGTCATGGCGGCGGTTACAACTGCTTCTGGCAAAAAGCTAGAGGCAATGAGTGAAGGCAAAGGTCTTGCCCGTGCGCGGAAACGACTTTCCAAAATGGGCGTAGAAAATGCAGATAGCTTTATGGGAATAAAGTCTGATGCAAGGGTGGTCGCACAAGAGTTTGGCACGGCAAAGAATTCGGCACATCCGTATTTGCGGCCAGCATTAGAAGCAAATGCGCAATCCACTGTCACTCGATTGGGTGAAATTTTGGGTCGCAGGATACAACAATTTGCAAGTAAAAACAGGAAATAAACATGACAAAACTATCAGGTGTTCTTGGCGGGAAATATGAATCCAAACGCCAGCAAATTTTCACGCGCAGCTTTGAGCTTGGTGGGCATATCTTCAAAGTCAGAATCCCTTTTGTTGCGGAATCTGATGGAATGTATGAGCGAATTATGAATCCAGATGACGCGCACATTGAGCGGCTTTATTCTGCAATGTCTGAGCCATTGATTCGTTTTAAAGCTGATGCAACTCCAGACATGGAAATTGAATTTACCGAAACTGATGTTTTGGTAAAAGGTCGTTCAATGCGTGAAGCGGCAAAAAACAAAGCCATGATGGAAAACAAAATCACGGAATACATTAAATTGCTGATTCCGGAGGATGAAACCGCCAACATGGATGACATCACTTTTGCCGACATTGAGGCTGAATTTCCATCTTCTGTGCAAATTGCTTTGATTGAAAAGATTGCGGAAGCGATCAGCCCGACATATAAGGAAGCGCGGGGAAACTGATTGGCTCATTGAGGACGCAAGTGGAATGCGCGATGGTCTTCAATGGGCATACTCACGAAACGCTGGCGCAATTGGATGAAGTAACCATGACCAGAATCCAAGCAATGTACGCAGATGGCGCAATTGGTAATCATGGCATTTTGACTTGTCTGGGCCAATTGACGGCAGGGGTCTTTAACTACATGCGGCCAAAGGATGCGCCGGATTATAAATTAGCCAAAATTTTGCATACTGTTTATGATTACATTGTGCCGCCAATGACTGCGGAAGAGCAAAAAGAATCAGCAAACAATGCGCTAAAGACCTTTTTAAGTTCTGCGCCAGGCTTTGATCCAGAGAAGTTTAAGGTGAAACATGGCTAATTTTATCGGTCGATTAGGTGTCGTTCTTGGCCTTGACAGCGCGGAGTTCAGTCGTGGCATTGATGCTGCTGGAAAAAAACTTGAAAGTTTATCTGGTGCGGCTGAAAAATATGGAAAGATTGCTGCTGCTGCTTTGGTGGCCGCTGGTGCGGCGGCGTTAGCTTACGCTGATGAAATATCCGATACTGCCAAAGCCAATGATGTTGCCATTGATTCAGTATTAAAGCTACGCAATGCGCTTGCCAATTCAGGCGGCGCAGCAGAAAACGCTGGCAAGTTACTTTCAGCCTTTACCGCAAACATTGACAAAGCCGCAGAAGGTAGTTTTGAAACTCAAAAAGTTTTTAAGACACTTGGGCTTTCGCTTGATGATTTGCGGAAAATGGGCATGGAGGATATGTTTAGCAAGACCGTTGAAGGGCTTGCGGGAATGTCTGACCCAATTACGCGCAATGCCAAAGCAATGGAGCTTTTTGGTAAAGCAGCAAAAGGTGTTGATTTTGTTGGCTTAAATGAAGAATTAAAAGCAAGCGCCAGCATTACAGATAAACAAGCTGCTGGCATTGAAGCCGCTGGCGCAGCTTACGATATGCTGGCCGAAAATGCCAGAAAAATGGCAACTACATTATCAGCAGAACTTGGCCCACCATTAAAAGCAACGCTGGAATATATGCGTGATATTAATGGTCAAGGAAATACTTTTGGTGAAGTTTTTAAGATAGCTTTTCAAACTGTTGCGGTTATTGGCGCAAATGTTGCTTTTGTTTTTGAAGGTATTGCGCGAGAAATTGGTCACACAATTGACAACGCTAAATTGCTTGCAAAATTTGATTTTGCCGCAGCTCGAGCTTCAAATGAAAAGTTTTCAGCAGAAGCTGAGCAACGCGCAGCAAAACTAGAATCTTTTGAGCGCCGCATTATGGGTGACGCTGGTGGTGGTCGCGGCTTTATGCGTGGAGATGAAGGTAAGCCAGTACCAGCACCAATAGGTAATCGGCGCAGTGTAAAGCCAGGTGTTGATGTAGAGGCCGAAAAAGAACGAAAACGATTGCTTGATTTGTATCTTAAAGGTTTGGATGAGGAAAATAGACAGCGAGAAGAAACAAACAAATTGCAAGCAGAGCAAGAAACCTTTTATCAAAAAGGCAATGCTGCGGAAGCTATGCGGCAAGAGCTTGCTGGCATTACATTGAACAGGGAAAAAGAGCGCATGATTTTGGGTGAGCAGGGTAAAACCATGCGTTCCGAAGATTTGCAATATGCACAAGCAATTTTAGAAATTGAATATAAGCGCAAAGATCTTGCTGAAGAAATTAGTAACAATCCGGCATTAGATCCAGAATCTAGAAATAAAGCGCTTGAGCGAAACAATATTTTGGCTCAACAATCTCTTGACCTTGAGAAAACACGCTTGGACATGGCGCGGCAATCCCGTGAGGGCAGTATTGGTCAAGGCTTTTTGTATGCTTCTGAGGCCACTTTCCGCAATGCCAAAACAGAGTTTGAAAGAGGCCAACAAGTTTTTGAATCTGTTATGGGTAATATGGAATCGGCACTGGAAAATTTTGTGCGTACCGGAAAACTTAATTTTAAAGATTTTGCTCGTAGCATTATTCAAGATTTAATTGCCATTCAGCTTAAAGCTCAAATGTTAAGTGCATTTAAAGGACTTGGCGGTTTGTTTAGCGGTGGAGGTGGTGGCGGCTTTCTAAATGACATGGGTGGCATGGAATTGGCCGGAAGTTTAGGTTTTGCCAACGGAGGTGATCCACCATTGAACCAAGCCAGTTGGGTCGGTGAGCGTGGCCCAGAATTGTTTGTGCCTAAAACCGCTGGAACAATTATTCCAAACAATGCTTTGTCTAGCATGGGTGGCGGCGGTCAGACCGTAAATTACAATGGGCCATTCATTCAGAACATGAGCGCAATTGATACGCAGTCCGGCCTTCAGTTCTTGGCTAAAAACAAAGCATCGGTCTGGTCGGCTTATCAGTCGGCTAATCGCAGCGTCCCAATGTCCCGTTAAAGGAAAATCATGGCAGTCCCAAATTCATTTGCAACGGCAGTATCTACGATTCCACTGGCGAACTTGGATGCCAACTTTGCTTACTATGATGCCGCTTATGCCATTGCCGCATCGACAATGACAATTAACTACACATTGTTGGCAACTGGCGCAGTGGCGCTTAGTCCAGCCAACTTGAATGTCGTGATCTCGCCTACTGGAACGGGCGTGGTGACGATTAATCCGGCTGCTGCCAGTACCATCAACAATGCCTCAATTGGAGTCACTACGGCAGCAGCAGGACGCTTTACAACCTTGACAAGCACTGGAGCAGCAACGCTCAGTCCAGCGAATGCCAATGTGGTCTTGTCGCCAACCGGCACTGGCCTGGTGACGATTAATCCTGCAACGGCTGGCACTATCAACAACGCCTCGATTGGCGTGACCACAGCAGCAGCTGGCTCATTCACAACCCTTGGCGCATCGGGCGCGGTTACTCTAAGCCCAGCAAGCGCCAATGTGGTCTTGTCGCCTACGGGTACGGGTGTGGTTACCATCAATCCGGCAACCGCTGGAACTATGAACCGGATGAGCATTGGCGGCACTGTGGCTGCGGCTGGTGCATTTACTACCCTGAGTGCAAATAGTACGGTGTCCGGCACGGGCTTTAGCACTTACTTAGCATCTCCTCCGGCCATTGGTGGCACTGTGGCAGCGGCTGGTAATTTCACAACCCTGACTACATCAGGCGATATTTTGATGACGGGTGCGGGTGAAATTTATTTCACGCAGCCAGCGCCAACCGCATTGACTGCAACGGCAACTTTGACAGTTGCTCAGATTCTTACTCAAATCATTACCGGCACATCTGCAACACCAGCAACATTTACGCTACCAACCGGCACTCTCATGGACGGCGGCGTCAATGCTGCTATGGTTGCAAACATGGGAATTGATTGGTCGGTGATTAATTTGGGTTCATCTACCGGCGCAATCACAATGGCTGGCGGCACTGGACACACTTATGTCGGCAACACTGTAATTGCAATTACAACATCTGCC